ATGAACAGTAGCCCGCCCGAAAAGAATCGTGCTTCCCGGGCCTACCCTTTCCCCGGTGGCATTGCAGGGAAACTCGGCGATCGTTTCGAAGCCAAGTGGGCGGTCAAGAAGCTTTTCGAGGTGCTCCTTGGTGATGCCGATGCTCTCCAGTTCGAGTTCATCGATCCGACAAATTACGGCGTTGAGTTCTGGCTGTCCAGGGATAGAAAAAGGGAGTGGTATCAAGCCAAACGGCAGAATAGTCAAGGAAACTGGACAATAGGCCGTCTTGAAAAGGAAGGCGTGTTGGCAACCGCCTTGGCGAAGCTCTCAGAAACAGAGAACTCCACGTTCTTGTTTGTCTCCGAAACACCTGCAACAGAACTTGGTCCACTCGCTCGGCGAGCAGCCCTTGTTGAAACGGGGGCAGATGAGTTCCTGAATTGCCTGACCGAAGATGAAAGAAATGGTCATCTTCCCGCCCTGAACAGGATTTGGCATACCACAACCGAGCAGACCTGGCGGTACCTCAGGCGCCTTAGTGTACTTGTTGAATCCGAGGTTAATCTTGATACAGATATCAGGCTGCTGGGCGGGCGTGTTTTCAGCGATTCGTTTGACCGCTTCTTCCCGCTCCTTCGCGATTACCTTGAGAATAACTTCAACCGGGAACTGACTTCAGAGGTCGTACGGCGCGAAATCATCGAAGCCGGAGTTCTCTCTCCTCGTACCCCCCTCGATCCAACCTTGCGTGAACGAATCGCACGAGCAAACCAGCGCTATCTCGAAAGCTATACTCCTTTTGGTGCCGGCGGAGCTGTCATCCCACGGCATGAAGCCAAAGAAATCCTTGAGATGCTCGATGCCGAAGACGGTCCGTCCATTATCCTTCTCACCGGCAATGCCGGAACCGGCAAATCCGGCGTGGTTATCCATCCCTTTCTCGACGGTAATGGCCGCATGGCCCGGTTGCTAACGGTGCTGCTCCTCTACCAAAACGGCTACGAGGTGGGGCGTTACATCAGCCTTGAGCGGATCGTCGAGCAGACGAAGGAATCATATTACGACACCCTCTACGTCTCGTCGCAGGGGTGGCATGAGGGCAAACACCACATCCTCCCCTGGACGGAATATCTGCTCGGCACGATCTTGGCCGCCTACCGGGAGTTCGAGGGGCGTTTCGGCCGAATCTCCTCCGGAGCCGGGAGCAAGACTGACATGGTGCTGAATGCCATCGAGGGGATGGTCGCCGATTTCGGCATCTCGGACCTGGAGAGGGCATGCCCGATGGTGAGCCGGGACCTGATTCGGCACGTACTGGTAACTCTTAGAAATGAGGGCAAAATTATGAACTTGAGCAAGGGCAAGTATGCCAAGTGGCGTAAGCTTAAAGCAGTAACGAATAAACTTAATGTGGTAACAACCGGCTAGTTTTTACCGCATTAAATCGGTTCATTACCAGATTGATTAGCCCCCTTTCCCCCCTCAAGTTCCCCCCCGCCATGCCGATAAGAAAAGAGCGGACCTTCAGTGACCCTGAATAGTTACGCTATTCTCATCAGGCCGGAAAGTTCCAGCATGTTCAACCTAACACGCCACTACTCCATGGCCAGCCTTGTCTGCATCATCGTCGCGGCGGCCATTCTCGGCTTGGTCTACCGGAAGCTGTCCGTCGAATCCCTCATGACGATGGCAGAGGACCGCAACGCCGCCCTGACCCACGTGTTCAGCAACGCCCTCGGCCACCGTCTGACGCCGTTGCTGACAATGGGTGTCGGCGGGGTCGCTCCCGATCCAGCCGGCGCCGAGGTCGCGGGCCTGCGCCAGGAGGTGGTGAGCCTCATGAGGGATTCCTCCGCCGTCAAGGTGAAGATCTACACCCTGCAAGGGCTTACCGTCTTTTCCACCGAAAAGAAGCAGATCGGCGAGGACAAGCGCACCAACCCCGGCATCCATGCCGCGGCCCAGGGAGAGCTTGCCAGCGAGCTCACCCACCGCAACCAGTTCAGCGCCTTCGACGGTGTGATCGAGTCCCGGGACGTGATTTCCAGTTATGTCCCCTTCATTCCGCCGGGAGGCACCCGCATCGAGGGGGTTGTGGAGGTTTATTCGGATATTACCCCCTTCCTGGCCAATGTGCAGCAGACCCAATGGTAAGGGGGGGCGTCATAATAAGTAGGGGAAAATTGTCATAATGAGGTTTACGTTGCTTGGCAGATGCTTGGCGATGATCGAAAAATCGGCGCCGAATCAAAATGATTTTGATGTGGTTGGCGGCGGGCTGGCGACGTGAAAAAATTTCGCCGCCGGCGGCCGGATCGCAGGAAGGGGTTAACCTGATGAGGGGCGGGGTTTGCCCCTCATTCGTTTTTCAGTCTGCAGAGTATACCTTGAACGTCCTTCCGTGCTTTTCACGTCTCACCCGCCCGGCTTGGTACAAAGCCCAATAAGCAAGCCCCACAGCGTTTTCCATGTCCGCCTGAAACTGCCTCTTTATCTCGGATTGCAGGATTCCAGGGTTATTCTGAATAAGGGAGTAGATGGTGGGCTTGAGCGAGTCGATTTGTTTCTGGTCTGGGTGGATCGTCTTCAGGTCGGCAAGGTTGGTCTCAATTGCCTTGAAGTAATCGAGGTCCTTTGGTGAAGCAATCAACTGAGCCGCTTTTTCCATAAGCAGGTCTGCAATATCGTGCTGCCGGCCCTGAACGGCATTCATCGCGAGGTTACAGAGGAATTGGCAAGGTGTTCCCGACAGAGGGTGGTGATCTCCATTCATGAGCCATTCTGCTTTGAAGCCGTGTTCACCTGGGCAGTCGGCGCATTTGTAAATCGCGGCCTGGACATCTTCTGGTAGAGCACGATACCAGGTATCTAACCCCCAGAACCCAAAGGATCCCCCCATAGCTAAACACCTCACTTCTCCTTACCGCGTGCAAATGATATCGCAGTGAAGCGGCTTCAGAAGGAAACGCAAAGGCTCCAACGTGCCGGTTACATAGCAAAACGCAGTTAATTCTTCGGCAGACATGCCGACCGTTTGGTCCTTTGAAATCCAGTTATCTACCATCGTATGAACAAATTTTCCGTTGCCTGTGAGTCGGCCTATCTCCTCAGCAATTTGGTATTTGTCTTTCCCTGAGGAGCTGATTGCATCTTTTACGCACTGCCGGAACCCCATCGAAATGTCAAGAGCTCCCTCTACTTGGTAGATTTGATTAGGACTTGGCAAAGGAGGATTTGCAGCTACATTCCCCTGAGGCCTTTCCTGGATTGGCTTCCCTTTCGTAATTTCACTGACGATATTCAGCACTCTGCCTTTCAACTCCTCTTTTGACATGCCCCCTCCTACGCTGCCATCAACTTCACCAGTCGTAGCGCTGTTGGCCGGTCAACGGAGTGGTCCTCTCTTTCGCAGGCCAAGTCGTAAAGCGCTAGGATCAGCTGTGTCTTCTGTTTCGGCGTGGCCTTTCTATCGTTTGTTTCCAGTATCTCCTCTACCACCTCAATGACTGCCTCAAGTAGGTCCTCGTCAATACGTTTGTCTGCAGGATGTGGTTCCTCTCGCCTCATAGAACCTCCACCAATCAGAAGCCATTCAGGGTCACAGCCAAATTTTATAACCAATTGGTGCAAAAAACCCGCATCCGGAGTCCTCTCCCCCTTTTCATACCTGCCTATTGTTGCTGGAGTTACTGCCAGTTCATCTGCAAAATCTTCACGGGAAAGTCTCGCAGTATCCCTCACCATACGTATCCTGTTGCCAAGTGTCATTTCTACCATTCGTATTTTCCTCTTGACATAATTCAACCAGTTGGTAATATTTACTCAACATGTTGAACCAATCGGTAAAGAACATAAAGATCATGATGATCGAGAAGGAAGTTACCGGCGCGGATATCGCCCGTCGTGCCGGTGTGGATCGTTCGTCGATACATCATGTGATTACAGGGAAAACCAAATCTCCCAGGCTTAGACAGTTTATTGCTGATGTCCTTGGTGTTCGGGTTGCCGACCTCTGGCCTGAACCAACAGATAAGTTAGCGTGACACTTTATCAAATCCATTTTGATTTTAACAGGGCGAAGAGGGACGGCAACCCGTGCCCTCTGCAACAAAAGGAAGGTGCCAGATGCTGATGGGATTTCCGATCGTACCGTTTCGACTGTGCGACTTCTGGGCAGTTCATGAAGAGACGATGGAGAACGGGATACTTCGAGTCAGGGGCACGTTACCCGGCGGGACGCACGCTGTGGCGCTGTTCAAGGAGCAGGGGAAACCACGCGGATCGTGGGCTGCACATAGTCTTGAGGAGGTGTAAGAAAATGGCCGGAAAACCACGTATAAGCAACGAAGAAGTTGAGATGAATATGAAGATGATGCAGATCGGCAAGGAAGAGGGAGAGCGGGAGGCAAAAAAAGCCCTTGAAGCCGTTGGTCAGTCCCACCAAATGGGACTGGCATTGGGGCGTGCACAAGCATTCAGCGCCATGAAGCTCATAGCGGAATTCTTGGAATGGAAGCAGATTTCGCAGGTAATCGACAACACAGAATTCCTTAAAATTCCAGGAGTTACAAGTATTGATGATTACCTCGAAAGTCTCGGTTTTTCTCGCTCTGCCGCATACCGAAATCTCAAAATTGCCCGTGCTCTCAGTCCCATCGAGATACAGCTTCTTGCTCAAGTCGGGTTCACCCGGAAAGACCTACTTGGTTACGCCAGCCTCCCTGATGAAGCACGGATGGAAATACGCGAAGGCAAGGTTATCAACCTGGAAAAGGCCGATCGTGAGGAGATCAGGGAAATCATCGAACAGATTATCCATGAAAAAGAGGAGGCAAAAAAAAGCCTCGTAATCACGGATCGCGTACTTGCTGGCAAAGAGAAGAAGATCAACGAGTACGAAAAGAAGCTGGCCAGAATGGAGGGGGAAGCCTCCAGCAAGGGACTGACTCTTGATGAAGAATGTTTCCTGAAAAAAATCGAAGACCTCAAAAGGTGTTTCGACGGTTATCTTATTCGGGTCGATCCTGCCTCAGACATTTTCGTTCATTACAATGAAGTCACTCCTCGCATGCGGGCTGCCTTGATCAGCGCTCTCCATTACATACGGATGCAGGCCCTCTCTGCATACGACACCGCCGTAACTACACATGGTGATCCGGCCATGAATCCCGAACTCCTTGAGGATTTCGAGCGCTGGCAGCAAGAACAGCAGTTGTAATTGCTGATTTCCCTCTGTGGAGATGGGTTATGTGGCAACGGGACATGGTTTTTGAACTGAAAGAGTCGAAGCCGAGCGAGCGTCGCGGCATCATTGATAGATACCGCCAGCAATGCGGCTACTCCTATGAGCATATGCTGCGGATCGCGAGACAGCACGGTTTTGACTCCGGCCGAAAGACCAGGGCTGATAAAGGCCGTTACACGTTGAATCAAGACCAGATTGACTTTGTCGGCGCCTTCCTCCACACCACCCGCCGCGAGAACAAGGGCGCCATCTCCCCCGTCGAGAACGCCCTCGAATTCGCCTACGACAACGGCATCATCCCCCGCGGCGCCGTCAGCATCGGCACCATGCAGAGGATACTCAGGGAGCGGCAGATGGACAAACAGCGGCAGAACTCCCCTACCCCGCACACCGAAATGCGGAGCCTGCACCCCAACCACTGCCACCAGGTCGACGTCTCCACCTGCATCCAGTACTATCTGGACAAAGGCGGCATGTCCATCATGCGCGAAGACGAGTTCTACAAGAACAAACTGGAGAACTTCAAAAAGATCAAGACCCCGCTCCAGCGCTACGTCATCGCCGACCACTTCAGCGGCTTCTTCTTCGTCAAATACTACCTGGCCGCCGGCGAAACTGCCGAGAACCTCCTCGACTTCCTCCTCTGCGCCTGGGAAGCCAAGAACGACCCCCGCATGCCCTTCCGCGGCGCCCCCTTCCTCATGCTCATGGACGGCGGTTGCCGGGCCAAGGCCAAGGCTATCGGCCTCGGCTTCTGGGAGGGCATCAACGTCGACATCCTCCAGGGTGAAACCGGCAACTCCCGGCGCCAGGGGAGCGTCGAATGCCATCACAACATCTGGGAGATGTGGTTCGAGACCCGCCTGCGGATCGACCCCGCCACTTCCCTCGAAGACCTCAATCGCAAGGCCTTCGGTTTCTGCCTCTGGTTCAACGCCAGCCGTAAGCACACCCGCACCAACCTGACCCGGCTCTCCTGCTGGCTCACCATCAAACAGCAGCAGCTCCGCGAGCTTCCGGGCCGCGACGAGCTCTACGACCTCATGAACAAACCCGAAGAAGAGCGCACCGTCACCAACGGCCGCATCTCCTTCCAGGGCAAGGAAGTCAGCCTCCGGGGCCTCGGCATCCCCCACGGCGCCAAGGTAACCGTCATCAAGAACCTCTGGAAGTGGAAAGACGGCGTCCTCACCGTCGCCTGGGAGAACCAGCGCTACGAGGTCAACGTCATCGAAAAGCTCCCCACCGAGCTTGGGGGCTTCTCCGCCACCGCCGCCATTATCGGCCAGCAGTACAAAGCGCAAGCCGAGACCGCCACCCAGAAGGCCGTCAAGCGCATGGACGAACTGGCCCACGGCACCCAGGACCCTGCTCGCAAGAGCATCCCCTTCTATGGCCTCAACGCCTTTGAGGGGCACATAGATAAAGTCGGCAACCTGGCAGTTCTGCCCAAGATTGGCACACCGATACCCGTTGCGCGTTCTGTTGAGCCGGTGCGGATTCCATTCTTTGATTTCGTAATGCGACTCCGGGACGTTTTGGGGACGCAAGTTACACCAGAGCTCAACAAAAAGTTACGCGACGAGTTCGGCGACTCCATCGAAATCAGGCAGGCGGAAGAAGTCATCCGTGCCTTTGAGGAAGGGACCGATTGGCGCGCCCCAGATCAGCAACAGCAGGCTGGGGCAGGAGCGGCGGAAAGCACAGCCGCACCCCCACGACAGGCGCAAAATCGCGGGGACTGAGGAGCGCCACGACGAACCAGACGATTCGGACACTGCCACAGTGACATGGGAGGTTGAGATGCTGCATCCGGACACGATGAAACACTTCAGGTTGTTCAGACAGCCGTTCGGACCGAATGACGTGACCAGCGAACAGGATATCTACATGTCCGAAGAACACCGCTACATCGAGGCGGCGATGATGGACGCGGCTTTCAACGTCGGGTTCATCGCGATTGTGGGCGAAGTCCAGAGCGGCAAGTCGGTCATCCGGAAAAAGGTCATGGAGAACCTCAAGCGTGACGGGAGCGTGGCCGTGATCCATCCCCGCAGCAGAAGGATCAACGCCGATGACAAGCCCCATTCACGGGTTACCCCCAGCAGCCTCTGCGACGCCATCATCATGGGCATATCCGATGAAAAGCCGCAGGTGAGAACTGAACACAAGGTCCAGCAGCTTGAAAACCTTCTTATCTCCCGGGCCAACCAGGGCTACAAGCACGTCCTGATCATTGAGGAAGCTCAGAATCTGGCCCCGGTCACGCTGAAGTATCTGAAACAGTTCTACGAGATCGAGGACGGTTTCAAGAAGCTCCTCGGCATCATCCTGATTGGACAGCCGGAGCTCAAGGACATGCTGGACGAAACCAGGCACGTGGACATGAGGGAGGTGATCCGCCGGATCCAGATCGTGGAGATCAGGGGCCTTGACAAGAATCTCCGGGATTACCTGGCGTTCAAGTTCAAGAGGATCGGCGCGAAGGTAGAAGACATCTTCGAGGAAAGCGCCTTTGAGGCCCTCGCGAAACGGCTCACCGTCGAGGATTACAAGAAGCGGAAGATCTCGCACGCGTACCCCGGCCTCGTCAATTCGTATGTGACCAAGGCCATGAATCTCGTCTGCGAGGTGGGCGAGACAAAGGTTACCGCGGGGGTGATATATGGCATCTAAGGCGGCACGGGACGGCAGACAGCCAATCACCCGCGGGCAGATCAGGACTATCCATACCCTCAAGACACGACTCGGGATGGATGAGGAGAGCTATCGGGGATTGTTGCGGGAGTTTGGCGGAGTGGAGAGCAGCAAAGAGCTTTCGTGGTTTCAGGCGGATGAACTGATTGACGAGATGAAGCGCAAGGCAGGCCAGGAACCCCAGGCCAATCACAAGGGAAAGCGGCACAGAAGCCTTGAGGGCCGCGCCGGCATGGCCACCCCGGCGCAGCTGCGAAAGATCGAGGCCGCATGGAGCGAGGTCAGCAGGGTTGAGGATCCGGAAGAGCGGGCGAAGGCGCTACGCTCGTTTGTGGGAAGAATCGCACGGGTGTCGGACCTGCGGTTTCTGGACCGGCGGGGCGTGGCGAAGGTAATTGCCGCCCTGACGGCGATGCAGAAACGGCGCGTGTCGGCACAACAAACCAGTGAAAGGAGAGGAGCACATGAAGACCATCAGGAGAGTGTTTGAGGCGGCAAAGGCAATCGGCGTGGCATGGATGCACCGGCGGCGGGCTGCGGATCGGGCGGCCGGCAACGCCTACCGTATCGCCATGAATGGCTGTCGGCTTTAGGAGGGCATGGACATGGAGATAGGTGACGTAGTCGACGAGATGACCGCGGCGCGCAGCATGTTCGCCTTCATGGCGACAGCACTGCATGCACTGAATTCAAAGGATAATGGCTCCCTCAGCGATCAGGAACGCTTCGGCATGCACGAGCTTTTCTGTCACATCAACTACCACTTCGAGGTTGTCCATGAAGCCCTGGAGGCAATGGAGTCCAAGGGGGGCGGTTTCTTCCCTTCAGAGGAGAGCAAGCAATGTTTCCTTGGAGTGGCCCCAATGACGGCGGCGACACTGCTGGAATCCGCCACCGTAACTGACGACACGAATTTGCGCGGGGCTCTCATCAACTGGCGTAAGGCATGGCAAGGCGCGTGCGATGGCGTTGTTAAGGCCCCTGCCGGCAGAGGCTTTGAAGACCATCGAGCCTGCTACGATTTGGCCGCTGTACTGACGGCCCTCGGCATAGGCATGGAAAGGGGGGGGGAATGAGGCCGGAAGACGCACTAACGGAGCTGGATAACGCCATTGCGATGTTCACGTTCATGTCCGATGCCGTGGTGAAGATGACAGATACCTCCACTGCTTTGAACGATGAGCTGGTCTGTGGCATGCAGCAGATTTTCTTCCACATTGAAGGCCAGTTCAAAGATATCCGCGATGCTCTCAATGCGCCTGAACAGGTTCCCGCCATCGGGCGTGCGCCACACGAAACAGGCGAGCCGCATCTCAAACAGCCCGACCAGGTCCCGTCGATAGCCGCCCGGAACGGCGGCGGATTCAGCGGCCTAAACTGTTTTGAAGGCTTTGCTGAAAAGATCGAGCAATACCCGCCAACGGGCGCAAGCGCCGCGCCGTTGCCTGACTCTTTGCCCGCATGAGGTGTCTCGGCTGAGAGAATGAAGGGATTTTCGATTTAAGCGGTCACTGGGTGCATGGCCTGCCCGTCCATCGAATAATCCCTTGACACCCTGTTATAAACAAAATTTCGCGCTCTGGGAGGTTTTCTGAAGTGAGTCAGAACGGGGGAAAGGTAGCAGGAAACGAAACAAGTGACACAGTAACCCTTCCCCGGGTGGAGTACGACGGTCTCCTTGCGGCAATCAAACGGCACGAGGAGGAAGTCGAAGCGCTGGAATATCGGATCAAGACTCTTTTGACGGAAGGCGAATGATCATGCACATGACGGCGGCCATCGACACCTGGCTTGGACAGCACGCGGGGTTCTGCAACCGCTACGGCGCCCGGATCACCGACGCCGTTTGCAACGCTAATCGCCAGAAAACCAGCGATTCACGTTGCTTCGGCTGTGGCGGCCTGGAGCCGGAAGCGCGGGAACTGGAAAGGCATGAACCGATAGTTTTCTTCAGCGAGGAAGAGGAGATCGAGCCGACACCGGCTGTTGATCCGGATGAGAAAGACGATCTGCTCGACCTCCTGGAGATCGACCTTGACCCTGAAGAGGATGAACTGAGCACGCTTCAGCACACGCTCCTTGGCCTTCTGGGTGGCGAGGAGCCCGAGCTTGAACTTCCGCCGCTTCCCAAGAAGCCTGCAAAAAGGCGAGTGGCCGTCTTCACCGGCCGCTGCCACCGCTGCGGCGGCTACATGGTCAACGATCCGGAGCGGCACTATGCCGAACATGACAATGATGTGTACCGTTGCTTCTGCTGTGGCTGGCGAACCTCGCCCGACTACGAGTGGAATCTGAAGACCATGCCGAAGGGAGAGGGGCGGTGATGAGCAAGGGGAAGACGTTTGCCGAGCAGAGCATTATCCAGGCCGAGAAGGCCATACAGGTTTCCTTGTCGGCCTTGGGGCTTCCTGTCCGGGGCAGCTATCGCCCGAGAGAGGTCTGCGCCATCCTCGGGATCGGTGAGCGCACCTTTTGGTCCCTCGTCAACGGATTCGAGAAAGACGAGAACGGCAGGATCAGGACACCGGACAAGCTCGACAGCTTCATCCTGCAAAGCAATCGCCGGGTTCCCTACCTGGAGCTTGTTGATTTCATCCGGCGCAACAACAGTTATCACCGCAAGGCCGGCAGCGGGATTCCGGCGGCCACCACCGGGGAGGAGCGTGAATGAGTAATAGAAGGTCTCTTGCCGAACAGAGCATCATCCGCGCCGAGAACACCCTGAAAGCGGCCCTGGCAGCCTTGGGCCTGCCAATCAGGGGAAGCTACCGGCCGGGGGAGGTCTGCGCCATCCTCGGTATTGGTGAAGCTACGTTCTGGCGCCTGCTTGCCCGCTATGAGCGGGATGTGCATGGCAATCTCCGCCGTCCCGACTGCCTTGCCAGCTTCACCTTGGCCCTTAACCGGCGGGTCTCCTACCTGGAGCTTGTCGATTTCATCAGGCGCAATGAGGATTACCACCGGAAGACGAACGACAAATCACCACGAAAGGATGGACAGGAAAATGAAGAACGAAACGGGCAGTGAGTATTTGAAGGCGGTTCTGGATCTCCAGGAGAAGATCACCGTCACACGAAAGACCGTCGCCGACCTCGAGGCGGCAATCAAGAGCAAGGAGCAGGTGCTTGCCGGAGCACAGCCCACGGATTCCGGCCTGCTGAACTTGCAGAAACAGCGCGAGGATATTCTCGCGGAGATCACTCTCGGCCGCGGCAATCAAAAGGACCTTGACCGCATCAACAAGGCCATAGCCGAGGAGCAGGTGAAAGTGCAGAAGACCGCCGGCAGCAATGCCGGGCTTGTTGCCGAAACCCAGCAGGCGCTTGCGGGTTTGCAGCGGAAGCTGGAGGCCACGGAAAACGAGTTTGCCGAGCTGGAATATGCCCGCTACCACGCCGTGCAGTGCTGCCTTATCAGCGAAGTCGAACAGGCCGGTAACGAGTATCTGGTTATCGCCGGACAGCTGGCACTCGCTCACCGCCGGCTCCTTGCCCTCGATACGCTCCTTGACCAGCATCACCGGGGCGCGACCGTCAAGCGCGTCAACCAGGGCAAGCTGCTTATTCCTCTGTTTGATCTCAAGTCCCACAAGGCGGCTGAATCCTCAGGCTACCCCGGAGAGTTCGGAGAGGTCTCCAAGACCTATCGCGACACGCTCGGCTTTTCCCGCGCCGTGGACGCGGAACGGCAGAGACTCAAGGATCTCGGCATTGCCCTGTAAGCACTACACCAGAACGGAGGAATGGCATGAACGCAAGAATTGAGGAGAAGCACATCAAGGGGCTGTTCTTCAGGGATTCGATAAAGACGGTTACGGAAGTTGATGGCCGGCCGCATGCGGAATACACGCCGACCGAACGCCCTTTGACGCTTGACGACGTGATCGGTAGCCGGGAGACCCCGGAAGGGGTCTGGTTCACGACGGCAGACGGAAAAAAGTACTTCTGGGACCGCCGCACCGGTAAGACGGCAGAGCGGGCAATCGTCCACTAACCACACGATTGAGAAAGGTGAACTCATGAATTATCACGTAGCACACGACGCAAGAGATAAGCAGGTTCAGATGCTGGAGGATTTCTTCACCGGCAAGGTGCACAGCTTCAAGGCTTGCTACATCGACATCACGGGAGACTCCCGGGTTAGCGGCCTGCAACGGGACGCCGTCAAGCTGAGAGCGGCCATCGACAGCACCACCTTTGCCGAGCTTCTGGGAGACGCCGTCAGCAGAGTCATGGTCCAAGAGTACAACGCTTCCGGTCTCGATGACTGGCGGAGGATCGTGAATATCGTACCGGCGCGGGATTTCCGCACCCAGCGGCGGCCGAGAATCGGCGGTTACAGCAATCTCCCCACGGTGAACCAGTCGGCTGCCTATGCTGCGCTGTCAACACCGAGCGACGAGGAAGCGACCTACGGCATCGTCAAGCGGGGCGGCGTCGAGGAGATCACCCTTGAGGCCATCAAGAACGATGATGTGGACCTCATCAGGAGAGTCCCAGTCAAGCTTGGCCGCGCCGCGGCCCGCACCCTCTACAAATTCGTGTTCGACTTTCTGGCCACGAACCCGGCCATCTACGACACCGTGCCCCTCTTTCACGCGACCCACGCCAACCTTGGGTCTGCCGCGCTGGCAAAGGCAACGCTTCTGGCGGGCCGGCAGGCCATGATGAAACAGACGGAAGCCGGCAGCGGCGAGCAACTAGATACCCCCCCGCGCTTCCTGATTGTTCCTCCCGACCTGGAAGACACTGCGTTCGAGCTTACGGCGACGCCGAACGCCGGGCTCTTCACTCCCACGTCTCCCGACTCGGTCCGCCGTCAGACCTGGGAGGTGATCTCGGTGAAGAACTGGACCGACGCCAACAACTGGTATATGGCGGCAGACCCGAAGGACATTCCGTCGATTGAAATCGCCTTCCTTGGCGGTAACGAAGAGCCGGAGATCTTCATCCAGGACAGCCCCAACGTGGGAAGCATGTTCACCCACGACAAAATCACCTACAAAATCCGCCACGTCTACGGTGGCGCGGTTATCGACTATCGAGGCCTCTACGGGTCCATCGTGGCATAA